CTAAAATAATTCTTTACTGACGTTTTCCATGAGTTTACTAAACTTTTGGGAAGCGTCTTTTTTGTATGAGTTGGTAATTTTGGCATAGATGTTCATTGTGGTATTTATATCTTTGTGGCGTAAGCGTTCTTGTATTTCTTTGATATGTACACCTGCTTCAATAAGTAGGGCGCAATGTGTGTATCTGAACGAGTGGGTACTTATTTGCTTGTTCGTTATGTCAGTCTTTTTAAGTATAGCTTTTATCCATAATTGCAGCTTTTTAATCACAAGTGGATAACCATTCACATCAGTAAACACAAAATTATTATCTACATAAAGCTCATTTTTCCATGTGTCCTGGACGTTTACCTTATAATCTTTGAGTAATTGAATCACGTGGGGATCTACTGAGATTTTACCGATTGAGCTTTCGGTTTTTGGTGTAAGTATCTGATAATGCTTTTTATTATTATTTGGATTGTAATAAGTCTTAGTAATGCTAATCGTGTTGTTCTCAAAGTCTATATCAGACCATTTTAACGCTAACAACTCGCCTGCACGCATGCCAGTATATGCTAGTGTGGTAAATACTTCAAAGCTATTTTGTGGTGAATGGTGATACTTAGCAACCTCCAGGAATTTAAATAACTCATCTTTTTCAAGAAACTTTTTGTGTATCTCAATATCTTCTAATTCTTCCACGCTTACTTTCTTTTTAGGTCGTTTAATACCCTCACTAGGCATAGCTTTTATTAATCTCATATCATTCGCGTACTTAAATATCATATTTGTAGATGCGACAATACTATCAACATAATTCTTGCTATACTGTGCGCTCATATCGTCCACAAAGCGTTGATAATCATGTTTCTTGATAGTTTGTATTGGTTTAGTATTAAAACGCTCTATGGCGTGTTTTATAGCTTTCTCACGTGCTCTGACACTACTTACTTTTACATCATTAGCATACTGTTTAATCCAATCATCAGCTACTTGTTTGAATGTGCTGGAAGAAGGAGGGATATATTCACCATTTCTTAATTGGCGTTCTATCATTTCAGCTTGATGTTTAGCGTCTGATTTACGTTTAAAGCCAGTCTTAGAAATATATTCATATTTTCCTGTTTCTGCATTTTTCCCTAACGATATACGATAACGCCAGTTATTTTTAGATATTTGATCGTAACTTGCCATTTAATCACCTACTCCTTTTATACATCATCTTCGTCAATTTCTTCTTCTTTGTAAAAGTTATTTGAAACCTTAATTTCATTATTTTCTAAAAAAACTAAATCTTTGAGTATTGAATAAGCAGGTATTGCATTACGATTTAAAAAGTCATCTTCATTATTGAATTTAACAGTTACCATCAAACTTTTATAAGGTTCAAAATTATAAACTAATTGTTGGTTTTTAAAATCAAAGGCATTTCTAAATTCTTCATAACTTTTATAACAGATTACTATAATTTCTTTTAAGAAAACTGTTTCTAAAGTGACGTATTCTTTTATGTCACCAGAAGCAGTAGACTTTTCAAAAAATTTACCACTTTTTAAAAATTCTTTAGGGAAGTCGCCAGAAATAGCTACTTCTACATATTCTTTAGAGAATAAAACCGACAACAAGATTTCTTTTTGTTCTTCATCATTTTCTTTATATACACATTTAAAATATTGTATACGATTATCTTCAAGTTTGTTAAAAATGAATGAACCATACTCAGTTTTTTTAATTTCAATAAATTGTAATGTTTTAAACCCATCGTCTACTATTATTAAATCTTTAACAGTACAATCTAACGTTTGAACGATTTTTTCTAAAGTGTCAAATTGTATGCCTTTACTTTTACCAGTAGATAATAGGCTTAATGTATTAATTGATAAACCTGTATTATTTGATAATTCTTTAAGAGTTATCTTTTTTTCTTTCATAACTTTTTTTAAATTGAATTTAATCATAATAAACCTCCATTAAAGATTAAACAAAATTTATCATACGTTAGTAAAATATTCAATAAATTATTGTGAAAAGGTTGTTGACATTATTTCAGTAAGAATGTAAACTTTAATTAATTACTAATATATTAGTAATGATTTAACAATATAATTGTAAAAAAGAAGGTGAGAAAAATGATTGTAACTATCAATGAAACATTAATAAAAAAAGCAATGTTTTTAAAGGGGTACGATTTATCTGATTTATCAATCAAAACGAATGTAAGCAAAGCATACTTAAGTCAGATTTTTAATGGTAAGAAAACACCTAGTCCAAAACTAGCAAAAAATATTGCTAACGCTTTAGATGTTCAAATTAAAGATTTATTTTACTTTGAAGAACAGGAGGCATAACCAATGTTCAATATCAATGTTGATGAACAAGAAGCACGTGAATTATTAGAGCAAGCAATTAATCAACGTGTAGATGAACTGGCAAGAGAAAAATTCTTTATGACATACAAAGAATTAGCTGAATACCTAAATTTAAGTAAACCAACGATTGAGGAGATACTTATTAATAACGGTATGAAGTATTACATGGTCGGCTCTACTTATCGTTTTAAGAAGTCAGATGTAGATGAATTCATGGAGAAAATTACATCTCACATGGACATTCATAACAATGATTTCAAGCAGATTAATGTTAAGAAATTGATGGAGGTTCAAAATGGTTAAATTCACATTACAACTATTATTAATCAGTTTAATGACTTTATTAGCTAGTTCATTTATAGCGTTTCATGTAGGTCTTGCTATTTATTTATTAGGAAGCACAATCGCATTATTAAATTATGAAAACGTGGAGGCGTAAAAGATGGAACAAGAACAAAAAGAAGTTATTGGTGAAATTTATAACACTTTACAAAAAACAATTGAAGATAAATCAACTGAGTATAAACACACAATAAAAGATGGCAACACTAAATGGACTGAAACCGTAAATCGTGAAGAACACTTGCAAGCGTTAATCGAGTGGGCATTACAACAAATTGAAAATAATTTCGATTTTGAAGAGGAGAAATAATAAAATGAGTAATTTAGAACAAAATATTAAACAAATGAAAAATGAAGTGATAGAGGCAGAATTAAATACAAAAATAAATACAGTTATAACAATGATTGGTGAACACATGGATAGTAATGAACGATTTCGATCTCATTTAGATGCACAAGGTAAAGTAATGGAATCATATATGTTAAAAGAATACTATCAGAACTATTATGTATTGATGGCAGTGCTTAACTCGATATTGAAAGATGTAAATTTTATGAATGATGAGATTACTACATTTCATGATAGAGCATTAGACGAATTAGACAAAACAAAAGCGTCTAGTGAGAACTTTGGCGAGGAATCACTAAACGCATAACTTAATAATTTAACAGAGCAAATTAATTAAATACTCTATTTATATTATATCATTTTTTGCTCTGATAATCATTAGAGGTGTAAAAATTGAGTGAAATTAAATTAGAATATGATACTCAAGTTTCTGTAATTTGGTATGGAACTTTGGATTCAAGATCGTTTAAACAGTTTTCGCGGCCTAAATGGAGCGAGTTAGTTAATAGATTATCTATACCACAAAACAATACTAACAAATATGCTCGAGGTGTTGCTGTTTATGGTGATATGAAAGACGATACTGACGAAAATGGTAATGAGTATAAAAAATATCGTAAAGACGGAAACGTGATTTATCGTGATGTCCTAGTGCTGGACTACGACGACATTCCTAAGTTGAGACTACTACACGATGCAATTACGGAGACTTTAAAAGGTGTTTCCTGGATGTACCACACTACATTTAACCATCGGACAGAAAGCCCTAGAATACGTTTGTATATCGCTTTGAGTGAGCGAATAAGTGCAGATGATTATCGCAAATATACAAAAGTGTTAGCAAATAAGATAGGTCATCTAGTAGATGAGGGGAGTTTTCAACCTAGTAGGGCAATGGCATTGCCAGTTTATATAAAAGGTAAATATCCGTTCTTACATCAATATAATGATGCTCCCATTTTGAATGTTGAAATGCTTGAAAAATGGTCAAAAGAAACAAATATACAAACAGATCAACCAAGTAAAACTAACTTTAATAACCGTGATGATACTTATTGGCGTGATATTAGTTTTTCAGTTACTAAGGGCAATCGTAATAATTCTTTAGCAAGTCTAATAGGACATTTGTTCAGCCGACATGTTAATGAATATATTGTATACTCGTATGCTTTGCTATGGGGACAAAATGCGTGTAATCCACCATTAAACGAACGGGAAATAAACGCTACATTTCAATCCATTTTAAAGAAGCATCGTAATAAGTAGAAAGGGGGAAGTATATGGAATTAACTAAAGATGATATTCTTCACGAAATTGAGAAAACTAAGCAAGAAAAAGATGCTATTCATGAAGTTATTCCCAAAGGTTATGAAATTGAGCAACATCAAAATGGTGTGGCACTCTATCAAATTATTCCTAGTAAAAAAGATGGAGAACCAGATAAAAAGATATTCATTACTAATACGATTCCCCAAATTACTGAACGTTTTGAAGATATTGAGAGTAATGAAGTAAGTTACAACATGCTTTTTTATGATAATCAAATACCGGTGAATCTAGGAGTAAGCGCTGAAGAGATAGCTGATAGTCGTCAATTACTGAAGTTGGTTAATAGAAAGTTTGATGTAACTTCTACCACTTCAACTAGGTTGGTTGATTATATAAATAAATCTAAAAGGCACAATCCACCAGTAAACATTAAAGTAGCTACTCGATTAGGTCATGTTAAAGGGTACTTTATTTATCCTTATAAAGAAGAAATGAAAAATAGAAATATTAAGTTGTTTAATAATGACAAAGGCTTTCAAAAGTTAATTGATTCTTTTCAGAGTAAAGGAACACTAGAAAGCTATTCCGAGCATGTATTTTCAAAAATTAAAAGTTTGCCAATGGTTATGGTCATGTTATATGCATCATTAGGTTCCGTACTATTGCGTGAATTTGAATTGCAGCCTTTTATTGTAGAGATATCAGGCAGTACATCTACGGGAAAAACGTTCACACTTAATTTAGTTTCAAGTGTGTGGGGGACAAGTAATCTTATTACTACTTGGAGTTCAACTAATAATAGTATTGAGGCAATGGCATCATTCTTAAATTCGTTTCCAATGTTTAAAGATGATACACGCAATACACACCCCAAATTCGTAGCTAATGCAACTTACAATTTCTCGAGTGGTGAAAGTAAATCAAGAAGTAATATCAATTTAACACTTAATGCCAAAAAGGAATGGCGGAACATCTTACTTTCTACAGGCGAGGCATCTATTTCTAATATGGCAGATGAAAAAGCTGGTGTTTCTGCCCGTGTCGTAACGTTACAGGATCAACCATACCCAGATAATTTTGATTTCACTACATTAGATAAGGCATTTCGAGATAATTATGGAACGCTAGGAAAAGTATTCATCAAACAATATCAATCTAAGCAAGAATCATATAAAAATGCATTTGAAAGTTATCAACGTTACTTTAATCAAAAAGGGAGTAACGAAATCATGCAACGACTAGGACATGCATTCGCGTTGTTACAGGTTAGTGGTGAAATACTAAATGATATTGAGGGATTTGAACACGATCATTTTAAAATCATTGAACAAGCTTATAATAGCATGGTTAGAAATAATAAAACGATTGATAAACCTAAGCAACTGTTAGAGGAATTACTTCAATATTTAGATGCGAATAGAAATAATATTGCCGGTGAAGGTTATAGTTCAGTCAAAAACGGTGATATCAAAGCTATATATAAACGTGATTATTTATGTATCTTGGGTGAAACAGTAAAAGAGAAGTTGAGATATGAAATGCAGACTATTACAGGGCAGTGGGATAAAAAAGGTTATTTAATAAAAGGTGAAAAAGATAGATTACAAAAGCAGGTTAAACATGAAACAGTGAAGTATAGGGGTTTTGCTATAAGACAAGAAGTACTAGAAGAATTGGGCTTTGATTTTTCTAATTCATATAATCCTAATTCTGATTATTGATAAGTACCCATAAGTACCCGTTGAGTACCCACAAGTAAATACAAAACGGGTACTCAATAAATATAGTAATATCAAGTGTTTGTAGTCGATAGTACCCGAAGTACCCATTGTTAATTAATGACATTTAATTAAAGTGAGTTGTTTATAAGAGTATTCATATAATACAGGTTTCCTATTATAAAAAATACGGGTACAACGGGTACTAAATTCATTAAATGCAGCAGTAACAAGAGTTTGAGAGTACCCAGATATAAAAATTAAGTGGGGACTCACTGGGGACTAGTACCCACTTTGAAAAAATATTAAAAAAGTTTTGGAGGTTACACATGGATAAAGAGCAACTTAAACAGCATATGTACGATTATGTAAAAGAACATAAGGAAATTCCTATTTATCAGTTAGAAGATTTATTTAAAGAGTTAGATCATGACTATAAAGGTAAAGCGAGTGTTACAAATGAGCATGATAAAAATATCGTTTTTTGGAGTGGTTGGAATAAGCTCACAATGTATGCGTTGATTGAGTTAGTTAAGGGAGAACATCTTGATCTAATTTATAGAGCTAGCTATGTCATGCGCTATTTGTTAGATGGTAGAGTTCCAAGTTTACCATTAGCTATTACTTACCCAGAATATGGACAACAAACTGAAGTACCTTCATGGGTACCTATGTTACTGAGAGTGACTAAATAAGGAGTGAATGAATATGAATATAGAAATCATCGCAAATCAATTTGAAACAAGAGCAGCTACGTTATTAAGGTACTACACAGGATTGTTAGAGAGCAGTAGAGATAACCACTTCGCTTTTAAAATATATAATGATCCATTTGATATGGTTTATGTGATGATGAACGGGAAGTTATTCGGTCATGTATATATTAAAGATTGCAAAGTAAGAAATTCATTCGAATTAGCGTCTAGTAAGCACACAGAGAGGCTAATAAGAAGTATTGAGGGATATTATAACGGTTTTGAAATACACGATGATAAGCACCTATCTATTAGTGATATGATGGCAAGACAATTATTCGAAGATGAATATTTCATGTATGGATTGGAGACATTCGCAGAAAGTAATAACACAGATATGTTCACTTATATTGAGGGTGGATTAAATGTTGAAGAACTTGAGGGCGTTCAGTCTAGTAATGCTGATGTGATAGGTAATATCGAAATATTATATCAATTAGCTACTGGGATTAATGAACCTGCAAGTGAGCTAGTTGAGGGCTTGAAGTTGGTAACTGAATTTGTACAAGATGAGAACGCCACACAAGACGATTATAAGGCGTTAGAGCGTAATTTAAGTGAGTTGAAAGAATCGTACTATAGTGTGAGTAAGTAGGTAATAAGGGGTCGCATGTAGTGTGTGGCTCCTATATAAAAAAAAAAAAAATAAGCGCTTAATTTTCGTGAGGGGTTAAAACGCAAATTAAGAAGAACATACGTTCTTTCATCGTGGTGTATGATAGTATATGTAAAAAACTTATAAAAGCTGTTAATTGAATGTTTTTAGGGTTGTTAAGTATAAAATAAAATTAGTTAAAACAAGAACATAAGTTTGTATTTTGAGTGTAATTTTGATATAATTAGAGTGTGAAGGAAAAATAAATGTATTTTTATCGTTTTAGGGAGTTCGTAAACAGAAAGGAAATACTAAATAAAACGAGGAATAAAATATGATAAATACATTAAATAAAAATCAATCTGTACCAACCGAATATTTAAGAATTTTCGATACTATTCAGAACTCAAAAGATAAGTATATAACTAAGTCCAAGATACTTAACTTAATGGGGTACGAGTATAATTCATCTAATGAAAGATGGTTAAGAAATGCTATAAGCAAATTGATTGATGATTATAGTTATCCTATAGGATGTAGCTATAAAAAACATGAACGTGGTTATTACATCATCACTACCGATGAAGAAAAGCAACAGGCAATGTTAAGTATAAAACGATTAGCAGATGGCAGTATGAAACGTTATGAGGCTTTAAAACGTATTAAATTATAAAATAAAAACGAAAGAGGTGTTTGAATATGACAATGAAAACTGGAAGTGCATATGATGTATTATTTAACGATAGAAAATATAAGGATTTATTAGATAAAGTAGATCAATTTTTAGAAGAAACGTTCATTATGTACCAACGTGGTTATAGAATGGATATCATTGATGAACAACAGAAACCGAAAGTAACTCAAATTGAAAATGAATTTAAACAATTTGCTAGTGACAAATTAAAACGTATTGAAGCACGTATGGATGAAATTGAAGAGGAATTAACAAGAGATGATGTGGAAGACCCACAATCTGAATTAATCAAACGTCAAAATTTAGAGGCGAGATTATCGTTTTATAGTAATTCAGAAATTATGGATTACATTAGAGAGGCAGACGCAGAAAAAATAGACGTATTTGAATTAAGTTTATTACAAAAAGCATTTGACCAACGTTTATCTGAAAGTGAACAAAGTCAAGTGTCATTCTCTCTAACAGCATTAAAACAAGCCGTGTTATATCCATTTGAGAACAATGAAGAACATGACAATCTAGCTTACCAGTTTAATGTGTTGAGACAAATTGGCATGGCAAATAATGGTTCAGTTATCACAAAAGATGATGAGGGTTACGTGGTCATTAAGCCTTTAGCAGATAGATACAATAACCAATTGAAATATGCTAAAGCTAAAAAAGATGGTGCAAGACAACAAGCTCAATAAAAAAACAATACGTTTATAACAAATAAAACTAACTAGCGCCTATCCTTAATTGGGTAGGCTCATTCTATATTATTGGGGGTATTATCGTGCAGGAATATACTAATGAATCATATCAACAATCAAAGATATCTGAATATGAGTTATTAACAAAATATAATCCTAAATATATTAATTCTAAAATTAAAACGGCACAGTCACATATAGATGAAATGTATCACTTAAGCACCTCAATAACAACATGTGACGATATTATGGGTGTTATTTCTGTATCTTATCCCGTTGATAATTTAGTGATATGGATTAGTGAAACTAAAGATAATTTGAAACGTTTTAAAGATGATTCAGCAATGCGATTATATTTATTAAAACAAATACTCAATACTTATTCACAAAAAGAACAACAGCAGGTTGTTAGATATATGCAATCACATGGACGTATCAAGTCACATGAGCTTATTGAACGTTTGCAGGTAGATTTATACAACATTAATCATGATAAGCCTTTAACAAAGGCTAGTGAGCCACAACATACAATGGTGGTGTGATTATGTTTGTTGGTGATAAGGAGACACTGAAATACTTTATATTAAACTACCATAATAATGTGGATGATGATTATAAGGATGTATCAGCTAATGAATTCTTTACGTTAAATGATGATGTAGACGAATATTCATATCAAACAATTAATGCAGATGAACATATATTTATGAATGACCTAGATATCCTGGTTGATCGTATTGCAGATTTTAGAGAATACAATATTTTTATGTTGCTATGTAACGGACGTACATTTGGTGATATAGCTCAAATACTAGAAATTACCCAATCCAGAGTCCAACAGTTATTTGATGGTTTACTAAATAAAATTGTAGAAAATAAGGAGTGATTCAATGGACAAATTAACGCCTAAACAAGAGCGTTTTGCGAATGAGTATATAAAGACACTCAACGTTACTCAAAGCGCTATAAAGGCAGGATATAGCCCGAATAGCGCACATGTAACTGGTAGTCGATTACTACGCAAAGAGAAAGTGGACGAATATATTAAAAGTAAGAAAGACGAGATTATGGACGATACTATTTTATCAGCCAAAGAGTTACTGTATCTATTAACTCAAGCAGCAATAGGTGACGAGACGGAAACTAAAGAAGTTGTAGTAAAGAAAGGTACATTTGAACGTAATCCAGACAGTGGAAGAATGAACCTCGTATATAACGAACATGTGGAAACAGTAGATGTACCTATCAAGCCTAGTGATCGCATGAAAGCTCGTGACCTGATTGGTCGTTACCATAGCTTATTTACAGAAAAGGTAGACTTAAATGTAGCTACACCAGTGTTTATTGATAATATTGGTGAAGATGATGAAAAAAATGTTATGGATTTAGAAAAGTTGTGTAAGTAACATCCCAATGTAGATTTTCACATGATAATATATGCAGATTTTAGGAATAAGATTAAAATCATTAGCACTAGGTACTAAAATATAGTATAATGATATTGTGTAGTTGCAACTAATATCATTCCCCGATATTAGTTGCTTTTTTTAATATAAAACCTTTTTATTTTGTAGATTTAAATATATAATGTATAAAACTACACATGAAAGAGGTAAAAAGGTATTGAGTAACGAAAATAAAAAAACAAAAGTTATTACTTTTAATGTAGTGAGATTAGGAATTACTTTTGATATTGAGAAAGCACCCTCAAGATTGAATTTTGAAGAGTTAATGAAGAAATTTGACCAATATCAAGAAGCTGATGCCATATCTACAATATTTAATGGGGAAAATTTAATATTTCAACAGTGTAAATGTATTGATTTAAATGAGAGATTATTTCATATTAAAATTTTAAAAAAAAGAGATTTTGACTTGCCTTTTACTGTTCAGAAAGTAACAGTGAATAAAGAAGTAGTGGAAAATGAAATAACTGATGCAAAGACTCACGAATTAGATGAGAGTGTAACTGAAGATAATACATTTAATGAAATATCGTATGAATCTGATTACTTGGAGTCCACAATTGAGAAGAAAAAAGATAGTTTTATAGGTGAGATATTAAATATACTATTTGATGCTCAAAATAATATACTTGTAATTCAAAGTAATAAAAATTGTACAACAACTAAAGGCTTGGAAAAATTATTCACTGCTTTATATTATCAACTAAATAATGTGAACTCAAATGATTATGCGTGGGTAAGTATATCACCTATATACAATCCTTCAAAACCTGGAGATTTAAGATCTTTAAAACAAATAACAGAAATATCATTTGTTATAGAAGATAATAATCGAATACGAACAGCTGAAGATATAGCTGGAAATAAAGATGAATTGTTACCACAAAGATTAGAAATTAGAGAAAAAATTAATAGTAATGATAAACGTAAAGGCTTTAATAAACAAAAAATCATGAGAAAAATAAATTATTTATTAAGAAATAAAAGTAAGTTAAAAGAATTAAAAACAAAAGGGCGTGAAGACATTGATGATAATTTAGAAATTTTAGACTTTTTAAAAGGTAATTTAAAATTTACCATTAGGTTTACCTTTATTTCTAATAAATCTAACGTCTTAAATCCTGAAACATTAATAACAGATATGAAAAATAATTATTTGAATAAAAAAATTCACGGCAGAAATATAAGAAGTATTGCAATGAATAGTTAAAACAAGATAGGAGTGACTTAAAGTTAATACTAGTACAAAAAACTTTATTATCTCATTAGTTTTTTCAATATTAGCATTTATTATACATTATTATTTCGGGCTAAAATCTACAGTAGAAGATTCTTTTACGGTGATTAATACTTTAATTACTATTTTTTCAATATTATTTAGTATTTTTGGAGTAACAATTAGTGTTATTGCAGCATTAATAGATACAAAATTATTTAAAGATTTATTTGCAAAGGAATCAAATTCAAAAAATCAACTAGTAAATTTAAATAAAGCAATAATAACGGTTTTTTTTATTAATATAATCGTATTAATATTTATCCAACTATTTAAACCGATTATTATAAAAATTGAGATCCTATCGATTATCTCTATAGAAAGCGTAATATTTTTATCAACATTTTCATTATTTTCACTTATTGGTTTTTATAGAATAATTACTAAAGCGCTATTTAATATTCATAACTAAAGTTATAATAGCAAAGAATAATTAGATTAAGCAGAAAGAAACTTTGTATAAAAAACCAATATTTTATACATTAACTTATTAATTAATAATAATTATATTGAAAAAGACATTGGGTAATTAAGAATATAATATATAAAATTTTTATTGATATGGTTGGAAAATGAGCGTTAAACATTAATAAGTTTGACGTTTATTTTTTATATTATTAGCACTAGATACTAAAAATTTATAACTTAGACATGCTTTATTTTTCATTTGAAATAGTATAAATTGATAAAGATAAACAAAATAAAGCCATAAGGAGTAACAAATGAAGAGATTAGTTAAATACGGATTAATAGTTTTTGTTGGAAGTTTGTTGTTAATAATTTCAAGTTATTACTTTTTGAATATCATCTTTAAATTAGAAATTAAAGAACGATTAACTCTTTCATTATCATTTGCAGCGATCTTCGCCACTTTTGGAGGAGCTTATCTCGGTGCTAAAGTTTCAAGTGATAATGCAGTGAAATTAAATAAATCTCAAATGATAATGGAGGATTTGAAAGAAAATTCAACGACAAATAAGCATTTAATTAATAAATTCAAAAAGCTAAATATAATTACTAGAATTAATTTAATTCATAATGTTAGAAACATTAACCAATTAAATAATTCAACAACTAAACTAAAAGACCTTGAAAAAAAGTTAGAAACTATATTAGACGCTTCGACTAAAGTTTCTCACAGTGTATATTACCCAATTGAGAGACTAAGAATAACTATTAAAGACAGCATTAGAAGTTATAATAATATAGAGGGTAAAATGAATAAACAATTTAAAAGAAGTATAAGTAAACAATTAAAAAAAACATATAATATTGACACAGATGATGAATTAATAAATTTAGTAGAATTTGATGATTTAAAGGCTATAAATAATGAAAAATTAGAGCTTGTACGTTGTGAAGTGGAAATAGTAAAAGATAAAGAAAAGGTACAGAAAAAGTTACAATCTGTTGAGAGTAAATATAACGAGGGCAAAACTGATGTTCACAACAATGAAAATAAGAAAATTCATATATCTAGTGAGGAAATTAATAATTTAGATGATAACGAGAGAAAAAAATATCTTGATAGTCTAAAAAAATCTAAAATTCATCATTTGTTATTAAAGAGTAATAACTCAATAGAAAATTCGCTTAACAAAATAAAGGTTGATTTTGAGAAAAGGGATATAATAAATAAATCGATTAAAGAAACTAAAGTTTATGATATCAAATGTTCAAAGTTATTAAGCGATGTTAAATATTTAAAAAAAAATAATAGCAAATTAAAAAATATAACCAATAAAATACAGAAAAAGTATGAGGAAATATACTTTAAAGATGAAAATGACTTAGATAACTTTATTATGAAGTACTATCGTTTTTAA